CATCTCCGTTCCCAGCTTGTGACGCTGGTCCGAAGTCTGTACTTTTTCCCATCCGTAACTTCCACTTATAGTTGTGGGGAAAGACATTATCAAACCCTCCTTACAGGTTTCTTATACACCCTGCGACCAACCGTTATTTTTTATCAGAAGAGGAGTCACGGTCAATCGTTACAACTTTCTCTTCTGTTTTCAACTTTCGTTCTATACAGTGTATACAATCACAGTGTTCATTCGGGGGATACGGAAGGAATCCTATCTTTGCCTTTTTCAAAACATAGTCAGGATTCCCTGGAACTCCCTCAACCCTAGAACCATAGGGGTGAACAACTTCCCCTTCTATATTTAAACCATCTGCATGTCTATATAAGACAGTCTTTGGCTGCCAGCCATCTAGGTATTCCCAAGAATAACCAGCACCAACCAGCTCTTCCCTCATTTGTCTTCTGTCTTTATAGCTAACCATTAATAATTAACTTGTTGCAGGAGCTGAGGCATCATAAGTAAGAGGTGCGCCCCTGCTGTCATCTAGTTCAAATACACCATAGTCAGCAGTCATAACTACTTCTGTAGCCCTGAGAGATACATCTCTCTGTCTCTCAGTTCGTGTATCTACTGACTTGAGAACAACAAGTGCGTCTTTCGCAGCTATAACACCGACAGCATCATCATCGGAGTCTACCGAAAGATTGCCATCTTCAAAGATCGGGACTCCGTTAAGTGGACGTAAGCCACTGAAGAAGTTACCAAGCAAGTCAGATGACCACCCAGCAGGTACTGGATATGTAGTAGATGCTGTAACAGCAGTAGCTGCTATCTGATATACAGCATTAGGATGCTGAAGTATATATACCTGTGAACCAAACTTATTAGCCTTCGTATAGGCAATTGCCCCAGCAATTTTAGCCAGTGTTACAGCTCCACCAGCAACACCAAGAGTAGTACCACCATTAAGACCAGAGTACAGGGCGTGTACATCTGTATCCTTCTTTCGTGCCATACCATCACCAAGCTGTCGCCCTATGATGGAGAAGACGCTCTGGGACATCTGCCTGACAAGTTTATCTGTCAAGATAATCTTAGCCCCAACCTCACTGGCAGTAAGGTCAACCGTAGTCATACCTATGTCTTCCTCGTCTATGATGTCCTGACCATCAGTCAGGTCACTCATGGACATCTGTCCAACTTTAGGAACCGTTACATTTCTGGCTCCACTCGGAAGATTCATAGACTCTATAAGAGCCATAGCAGGAGCGTTATGCTCTTCAGTATAACGACTGGTCGCAATAATTGTTTTCTGCGCTTTTTCTAAATTACCTGTTGTGGCTGTTTGAGCCATTATGATTCCTCCCTATGAGATTCCTAATAATTTTGCTGCTGCAGCAGTTGCTGCGTCAGATCGATCACCAGCTAGATAAGCGTCTAGCATTCGCTCATCATTTGTTGCCGCTGCAGGAGTAGGAGTATTAGTATCAAAGTTCTGTTGTGGTGACAACCGTGCTTTGAGTTCTGCTATTTCCTTCTTCTGTTTTGACATAGTAGACATTGTTTTAGCAATATTCTCCATTTCCTCTGGAGTCTGTGCTGTCTCTAAATGTGACAAGTTATCAATACCAAGTTGATACTTCTTTGCAAAATGCACTGAAGCATTTCTCTTTCCATGTGCAACCTGCTGTTGTATCTGTGCCTGTTGCTTGTACTGTATTTCATTTACTCTACCCTGAAGATGGCGCATAGTCTGGTTCTTAGCATCATCTTCAGTCAATCCATCTGATAAGAGCCTCTGTTCCATAATGAGGGCTTCCTGCTCAAGGTCTTTAATAACCTTCTCACGATCTACCTGCTGTTGATGTGCTCTCTGTGCCTCTGCAAGCTGCGCCCTATCTCTTTCAATATTATCCGTAGGGGTTGCTGCTACAACAGGTGGTGTCTCAGGAGTTTCTTCCTGTACTGGAACTTCAGGAACTTCAGGAATATCAACAGTTGCTTCTGGTTCAACAACATCATCTGTTATAACTGGAGGAACATCTACTGGCTCTTCTGTAAAGCTAGTAAACATATCAGGTTGCTGAGTCATAAGTTCTCCCATTACTTGAATTTAAACTCAATATTATATATATCATTGCTGATTGTCCAATACTTTACCCCAGTTACCTCTATTTGCAAGAAATTCTGCCCGTAAACTTTTGGCTCTTTCCCATCTGGCAACTGTTTTTTTAGGTAAATAGAAACTAAATTCTTTAGGATGCTCAGTAGAAGAAGTATTTCTATATATATAGTCTTGATAATTACTGAACTTTGTTCCTGCCTCATCAAAATCTGAAGGAACTTTCCTCTTCCAAAATTCATTTTGCAAATTTTCAAGATAATCTGAGTTAAAGTAACCCGTCTTGGGGTCTTCTGCACGCTCGTACAATTTATACCATTCTTGCATTATGTATTTATTTACTTCATCGGCATCATAATCTGCGTCATCTTGATACATGCCATACTGCTCATTGAGCATTTGTCTATAAATTGCATACTCAGACTGAATCCTGAAGAACTCTGTATTTAAAAGCCTGGCAGCACCTGATCCTGCAAACTGGGGATATTGTCTATGATTCATAAACTGGTGTAGTAATTGAGTTTCTCTAGCCAGCCTATCTTTATCTAACTGGTCTAATTCAGAATAGTATTTTGCTGTCTTATCACCATTTATGACACGCTCTGCCATTATTGGTCCGATAACATCTACAAGAGTATCCCTGAGCATTTTTCTTTCAAATGGCTCTAAGTCTTCATAATCAATCTCAAGAGTGTCAGATGCAAATCTCTGCATAATCTGATAGGAAGACTCAGGATATCCCCTTCCCCCCAAGAACTCTGATACTCCCCTAGTAGCACGTTGTACCGCATTGCCACGTTCAAGTAATACTGAGGATGCCCATATAGGCATAGTCATGGGAAGCAACTCACTAACAGCAGTTCTTTCAAGAGTTTGTAGGGATAAGAACTGATCTCCATGAAGAGGCTCTCCCATATATGTTCTTCCACTAATAAAATCTATACCAGAGCCAATAACTGGTGATGCGTTCCCACGTAAAAATTTAAAACCAGGATTAGAGCTTAAAATATCCCACATAGAAGCATCAGGAAGATTACCGTTATCATCTTCCTGCATATATATATTACCTGTTAGTTTCATTAGTGATCTAACCTTTGAACCAAACCCTATATTTGCTCCTCCTACATCCCATGTCATAAATTTTGGGCTATGGGGCTTAAAGTGTTCCACAATATCTTCAGGTTCTTCGCCCTGTGCAAGAGAAAAGGCAACTCCCATAGCTGATATAGCAGCAAAGGAAGAAGCTAACTTCCTTCTAGCTTGCGAACCACGTATATTTCCACGTACCACATCAAACATCATTGCTGCTATAGCTCTGTTATATCTGGGAGCAAGCAACATAAGGGTTTCTACCTGTCTCTGTTTGGCAGTTATTCCAAGTCTTGAAGGATTTGCAAGTCCCCTGAACTCATTAATAAAATCATCTATCTCCTGTGTAGACTTAGCGTCTACAGCTAAATGATCTATAGTCTTTAACAGTTCAATACCTGCTGTATCTAGTGCAGCTTCAAATCCCTGCTGTGCGCCAACTAGGAACCTCATATATCCTCTGCCAGTTTGTGGTAATCCTGGCACATAAGAAGCTGCCTCTCCTATCATTTGAACAGGCTTTGCACGTACAAATCCTGCGTCCGATATGACTCTTGGAAAGTCTGTAAACTCAGTACCACTAGCAGATAGCATCATACCCGGATGATTATTAAGTAGTTCTCTATTATTATCTAAAATTTTTGCATGTACAGTGGGATCAATAAAGGCGTGTACATATGCCTTTATAACCCTTGGTAAAAATGACGGATGTCTTACTGCATGCCCTGTAAGAAATAAAAGCTGTATTCCAATCATTGACATGTCACCAGCAAGTCGGAAAAACCTCATTGCGGAGTTATAGGTATTAACAGTATTTAACCACTCACTTCCTCGTGTATCTTCAATAAGACTTCGTATAATTTTTTCTGAAACATCTTGACCTACTATAGGTCTCATCTTGCC